GGATGACTCTGGTTCCACACCTTTCGATTCAAAACTGGCCTTCGCCGGCATTGACATGGGCGGAGCAGGTGTGCTATCAGCAGGAAGACAGAACTCTGTGTTCAAGGGTGCTGTCACATCTAAGACAGATGTGTTCCCAGAATACGGTAATACTGCCGCACAGAAACTGTTCAGCAGAGACTCACACACAGTGATCTACTCTAACAGCATCGGTGCGATCCAGTTCGACAACTTGGTAAAAGTTGACGGTACAACTGGTAAATCAGGCATTGACGTTTACGAGACCGCGGCCTCTATGGACGTTAGCGACAGTCTGAACGTGGGTATCGCCTACACGGATGACAAAGTGAACAACATCGAGTACAAGGGTGTTGGTGCTTCGTTTGACATCACAGACGCCACGACGATTGGTTACAACCACACAATCAAGACAGTGGAATCAACCAACCTTGACACCAAAGCCAATGAGTACGTTGCCTCACACACAGTGGGAAACACAACGTTCTCAGCGGGTTACGGTAAAGTCAAGAGTGGTACTGCCTACACAACAGTTGGCGCAGAGAAGAAAATCGGCGACAACTTCAGCATGTACGCTGGTTACGAAATGACTGACGTGGTGTCAGGCACAGACACAGCAGACATGGCGGCTGGAATCAAGTTCACATTCTAGTTCCTAAACACTGTGGAGCCGATCGAGATCAGAGAAGGTCAAGGTCGGCTTTACGCTTTTTAACGCTTCGCGTTATTTCTTTTTTACGCTATCTCTGGTAATTTACGCTTTACGCTCTTTTTTGAAGACCACTTCTTTTCTACGGGATCTGCCATACTCTTTGTAGTCCACGCTTGATAAGAAGTCTATGATTTCTTTGGCACGCTTCTTGTGTCCCTCGTTCTTGTGTTCTATCTCAATATTCAGCACAGCATTGTTATTGATTAAGGTCTGCTTCCCACCTAGCAGTATATCGTACTCACTACCTTGTGTATCGATCTTGATGAGATCTACGTTTGTCAGATTGTAGTCATCAAGTTTTTTAATAGGTAACATGGTCTTGTTAACTTCGTTTTCAAAAATCTGATCCCTATAGAAACTATGTCCCCCCGATGTAGTTAATGATGTGTAAAATTCTCTTATTTCTTCTTTGCTACCCAGTCCTACTTCGTGTAGCATGAAGTTTGAATGCATTTTTAGATTCTCTTTCAAACATTCTATATTTGATGGTTCGGGTTCAAAAATTGTCACATTGTCAAATTGTTCACAGAAATCTCTGCTCCAGAAACCTAGGTTACCGCCTATGTCTACTGCTGTGCGGAAATGCTTAACCTGATTGAGCGCATATTCCCTTTGCAATCGTTGATAAGTCTTTTCGTTGTTGAGAGTCATCCATTTCTCATAATGGCTGTCATAGTCTGGCAGGAACCAGTCATATACTTTTTTCATTATTGTTCTTCGTCTGAGTGCAACTCGTTGAGAAGTTGTCTCAACTTACCGCCTTCAACAGTGGCCTTGACTTTGACTCCCAAGTTATCGCCTTTTCTTGGATCCGGCACTTCCGATCTAGCATCTGTTTGTTCATTGCCCGTGACCTTGGATGTCTGCTTCAATGAATCATAAATCTTGTTCTTGCCCTGCTGATTGTAGCTCTGTGACTCATCCTCATCTAGACTCCTGATACGCAGACTGTCCACGTCAAACTCCAAGTCCACTTTTTGTCCAACACCCGAACTTGATCTTGTCTTCATGAACTGTATCTGATACCTGCCACGTTCTTTCATTGCTCTCGATGTGAATATACCTATCACGTTGTCAGCAGTCTGTATCTTGGATAGTCCACCCGATATGTGGCTGTGATCAAATTCGATCTCTTCTACCGATGCCCTGTTCAACTGTGATGCTGTGGCCAATACGCACTGTTTCTCAACAACAAGGTTTCTCAACTCTTCCGAAACGTATTTGTCTTTGATGAACAGGTCTGCTGGTGATATCTTCCTGCTCTTTGGCATCATGAGATCCAAGTAATCCACTAGTATGCAGTCCACTTTCTTCTTGGTCTTGAGTTCCAGTTCCTTGAGGTATGTGTTAATGTCTAACACGGTACTTCCACTTGGCATGTACTTGATCCATAGTTCTCCGGATTTCTTCTTCATCATTTTGACCTTCATCTCCACGTTATCGATCTCCGGAAATACTTTACGTGTTGGTATATTGGTCATCATGGCATCTAGTCTCATTGCCGTCAGTTGTTCACTTAACTCGAACGATATGTACACAACGTTGAGACCAGCGGTAGCCCAGTTCACCGCGAGGTTCTGTAGGAACAAACTCTTACCTGCGCCTGATCCACCTGCAAAGATGTTTAGTTCCCCTCTGTTGAATCCTCCAAACAATTTCTTGTCCAGGTTCTGCCAGCCTGTGCTGATCTGTCCGTTGTTGTCCTTGAGTGCCTCGAGTCTGCCTCGTGGGTCATCAAAGTAGTCTGTGCCAAGATCCCGGGTCAGTCCTACATTGACTGCCGCCTTGACCATGTCCTCAACAGGACCGTATTCATTTTTCTCTAATAGGTCTGCTGATTGTAATATTGCTTGTTCTAGTGCTTTATGTCTGGCAAACTGTTCAAACTCATCTAACAGCCAGTTGAAGTGTGATGGGTCTAGATCCTTGGCCGATTTCAGTTTTATATCATGTTTGGCATTGACCTGTTCTACATCCGGCATCACCTTGTATTCTTCCATGTAGTCTTTGATAAACTTGGCGATCGGTTGCAGTTTACGATCAAACGCTTCGGGTTTGAATATGTTTTGTGCTCGTGCAAATGATTCCGCATCTGCCAGCATCATCTCTATGTATAGTTTCTGTACGTCAAATGTGTATTCAGCCATTTTTTACTCCGCATTTTATTTTACAACATTCATGTGCAGATGTAAATTGTTTTGTTGAGTCAAAGAACTCTTTTACTTCAGACCATTCCAGGATATCGGTAAGAGTGTTGTCTTTGATATTGAACATTTTTGTTTTTGGTGAGAACACACTTTTGTATTTGTAATGGTAACTACCCATCCAACAGCAAGGATAAAAATCACCTTCCGCGTCGATGTACAGATTTTTTTGTGGCTTACCATTTACCATACATTTTGCTGATATTGATGTTGTGAAGTTTGGATTATCGAGAATCTCTTGTGATTGTTTGTATGATGTGTCAACAAATTTTTCATCAGGCATCAGGTCTTTGTTGTTTAGCCACCTGTCACTGTGTTCCAAACGAAAGTGATCAAACCCCAGTTTTTTTGAAAGAGACTCCGCATCTTTTATTTGGTGTTGGTTGTGTTTGAAGACTATGAACTTCCAGACCAGTGTGCAACTTCCTTTATTCATGCATTTGACAGCATCCATTATAGACTTCCATTTGGCATTTTTCCTATACAAATGATTGGTGTCCTCTAATCCATCGATCGAAAATATAAGTGTGTCCTTTTCATCCAAAATCTTTGATAATTCGATCCACCATTTTGTGGTTTTAGCAGATCCATTTGTTGTTATAAACAGTTTACATTTATTGTTTTTTAATCGTCTGCATAATTCTAAAAATTTAGAATGATAGATTGGATCCCCGTTGTTACCACACATGCCTATTGGTGCACCCGCCCCAACAAAGTCTACAAGATGGTCAACGTTTATTTCGTGTAACAATCTTTTTTTAAATGTTTCGTAGAACCAAGTCCTCGAACATAGGGGACATTCTAAAGTACATTTACTTGTTGGTTCGACGTGGAAACTAACCATACATTTTTCTCTTCAGATCTATCTTCAATTTTGTTTTCTCAGTTGTTTTCAGTATTGATTGTAATGTGAATAATCTCCCATACTTCTGTACTGCTTCTGCAACATCACCAATCGTTTTACCCCATTCCGGAAACGCCACACTCCATCCAAACTCTGTGGCCTGGTCCACTAACTTCTGTCCAGGAGCGTCTCTGTCGGGTACCACTATTACTTGCCTTCCTAGCCCGTCAATCAGTTCTCTTTGTGTATCATTTATCTCACTGCCAAGTATGCTGACACCAGAAATGGCGATGGCGTCGAAGGGGCCTTCGGTCACTATCACAAATTTTCTGGTCCAGTCTTGTGCGTCCATGTTGAACACGTAGCCGGGCTGTACGTCTGTATAGTATTTCACTTTGTCAGAGGGTTCGAACATTCTGCCCGTGAATCCGACAACATCTCCCTTCCAGTAAAACGGAATCAACAATCGTTGATGTACGTCCCATATCTTGTCTGGTGAATACATGAAATCATACCAGTCTGCACCTATTCCTCTATTTTCTAAATACTTTAGTAATCCGTCGATCTTTTTCCATTGCGGTTCTGTCAGGTCATTACCCACGTATTTTTCTAACCACACATCTAGTTTGAAAGCATTTTTTGGCAAAGTTTTCTTTTTAAATGAAACGAATTTCTTTTTCTCGTACACTGCGCCTGTCTCTTCTTCACGCATGGCCTCTATGGCTAGTTTCTTGATGGTTTCGTCAGGGACTCCGATGTAGCCCATGAACTGTCTCATCTTGTATGTGAGCTTTCTGCCGATCACATAACTGGCCTTAAACCCACAGTTGAAACAGTGATAACTCACTGTGCCGTCGGCACTGGTCATTATGCCACCACGCTTTTTCTTGTCCGCTGTTTCTCCATTGTGTACACAACAAGGTGCATTGAATGATATCCAACCGCTGGGTGTTTTTTTCCTGCCCGCGGGTAGACTAGTCAGAATTGTATTCTGGATCAGGTTCATAAACTATATTTTACTGTCTATATAGGATTTTGTCAATGACACCTGTATTACCACTGTCATTGCCCCAACTAAATCTAATGTTGTGAAATACACCATAAAAATTGTAGTTGGTAACAGAGGTTGAACTAGAAAAGGTGTTAGTGGGTGATGCCGCACCGTCCATGGTGATATCAAACCAATCCGACGATGATGGGGTTGAACTCATTGTTCCCTGCACCCTAAGACTTCCTGAAAAATTTTTAGTGTACACTGCAACGGTGTGTAATGCTTTGTTGTTGTTGATGCCCGGTCTGGCATCTATAGATCCCGAAGTGTTTGATAACGGTCCTTGTGCTGATGTGAAACTTGTAACCGCAGTGCTGGCAACAAATTCTGGGTAAGCGCCATCGAGTAATTCAACGGTTCCCGCCGCCGCATATCCTGTGTCTGAATATGTAACCTCCCTGCTACCATCTGATTTGATTTCTCTGACAGCAAAGTTGTAGAACTTGGCCTCCAGTGGTAGTAAATCCCCTTCGGTTATCGTACAGCTCGCATCTCCCTTTGTGCTCACAGTGGATCCGTCGTCTAGGATTGTGAGTGTCTTTGTGAGGACAGATTTTTTGCTCGCTGTGTCTATCATGTTGAATTCGTAGGTCTTGGTCGTGATGTCTTGGGCTTTCTGATCCTCGTTTTTGAACGTGAAAGTGATTGGGTTATTGACCCCTCTGTGTAGTGTTAAACGCCTATCGTACACTTTTGAATTCCTTCCATGATATCCATTTATGTAGGCTATTACCAACTGTGATAGTAAATACCTTGAAACTGTTTGCATAGTACATATTTAACAGTATTTATAGGAATAAAATGAACGAAATTTTTAACACACTGAGGGACAAGTTTCCTTTTTTGAGTCTGATACGAAAGGGAGACCTAGAGTACGTGGGCATAGTACAGAACGAAGACGCTACTGTGATCAGTTTCTATGATTATGGTAGACTGATGCTACCCCAAGACAAAATGAAGTTCCTCAAGTGCGGCGAGACGTGGTGGCACGAGTCCAATAGGAAATTGCCAATCAACATATTCCTGAAAGGTGAGTTTCGTTATTTTCGCTCAACCCTGGTGAGCCTCAACTCCAAGGATGTAGAAATCGTGCATGGGCCCACTGTTAAACTTTCTGAAATTTCAAAGAAACGGGTGAAGCGAAGGACTATACAGTTAGTTAGAAAACCCGTTTAACGTTTCTTCTCAGTGCTATTGATACCACAAACTCTCTCAACGTATTGCGTGAGAGGACTTTTTGCATCATAAGACCCGTACTCTGCGCGGGATGAATAGCGGTGATATTTTTTGTTAGGTTTGGATTTTTTTGCTTTAGTTTTTTGACGTTGCATCAAAACTATATTTAGCACGAGTGATCAAATTCATCTGCACTACTATGGCTTGTGCATATGCAACAGCATGTGACTTCTTGAAGAAGTACGAGCCGTCTGTTGGCCGAACCCACACCTCTGCCGTTATGTCCTTCCAGTCTTTGTACATCAAGTGTCGCTTGGCCGGACGTATTATGGCCAGCACAGCCGCAAGTTGTTCTATAGTCTTTGGCTCTAATTTGGACACTATGTTAAAATGACCATTTAGGTGGAAAAGGTTCTCCACTGTCTTTGGATCTTTCAGCATGTCCCAATCTGGTTCCTGGATCATAAGTTCCACCAGTTCCTGTTCTGACTTGACCTCTTTGTATATGTTCACGTTCAACATGTCTATTTTGAAGTATCCTCGGTCCTCGGCTTTTTTGTAGTCTAGTGAGGAATTGCCTGTCACAGGATGTTCAGGTACGGCATGGAAGTAAACTCCGGTTTTGTGTTTCTCTGTCTTGCCGTCTTTGATAATAGATGCTGGTGTGTGCTTGAACAGTTTTAGTACTCCGTCCCTATCAAAAAAATCTATGTCCACATCAGGCATTAGTGCATACTCCCTTTGCCCTTTTCAGCATGTTGTATCATCTTGTCACGTGATCCCGGTTGTAACACTTCTAGTACGTCTAACAGTTTCCTGTATCCTTCTGAATTTAAAATATTCCTGTTCATGTCTGGCATTATAACTCTTCCTATGGATCCGTCTTCTTTTATTACCACGGCACAGTCTCCGTCCTCGAAGTCTAGGTTATCTGCTATCTCTAGGTCAATTTTAGACAATCTTGGCCTCCTTGGCTGTTTCTTTTACCAGCATGAGGTCGGCCGGATAGCTCTTGAGTTTGCTTGGCCAGAAACTTGGATTTATGAATCTCTCAATCATCTGTAGTTGTTCGTCGTTAAAAGATTTTAACATTTTCTTGCCTGCTTCGCAACCTAGCAACAGCCACGGTGATATCTTTCCTTGCTGTATGTGTGCCACTGCACGATTCTTGTTGACCAATCTAAAATAGTCGGCCCATTGAGCGTTTTGTTCTTCGGCCCAGTCCATCATCGTGGCAATGCTCCTTTGCAGTGCGGCTTCTACAGGTTCTGTTTTCAGTGCTTCAATCAGATATGTTTCATAGAGATCATCCCTTGCCCAGTGGTCAAGTTTTATTTTTGACTTTAACACAAAATCTATATATTTGTCTGGATACAGCGGATTAATGTGCATGATGTATCTGCCAAACTTAACAAAAGCGTTGTAGTATGGACTCTTGACGAAGTCGTCATACGTCTTATCTTTTGCGTTGTGCTGGTGTATCTTATAGAATCTTTGAAAAACCATGAAAGCATTGACTACCCATTTTTCGTCTCTTTGTAGATATCTTCTTTTCGGCTCACACAAATGAACCTGTAGTGTTCTCTCTTTAGCAAATTCTTTGCCACAGTAGGTGCATTTATTTGTTGATGCCATGTGCTTCTATAAGTTCCTCTAGTTCTCTGTCTGTTATGACTTTGTCAAGTGTTTCGAGATCTGTCTCCTTCCACGTGGGATAGATTTCCTGTAATTTTTTTAAACTTTTATTTGGCACACGTTTCATGGGTTTTATCCACGGATGGAATTGTTGTTGCAGTGATCCACACATGGCAGTCAATATCCATAAAAGTTTTTTATGCTTTGAGCCAAGTGTGAAACAGTGTTTGTTCACACATTCATTAACCATTTCCACGTAGTGTTCAACATAGAATTGATCCTTTGACGATGTACTAGACACGTATCTCATCAGCATGTAAGGCGAATATAACGATTTTTCTTTTTCGTCTATCCTGTCGTAGTAATCTTTATTCCTGAAGTCTACGGCCTTTAGACCATTTCTTAAATCAAAAAATTTTCTATTTTTTTCTGCCGGCATATTTTAATCCAAACATAGTGCATTCCTTAGCATCTACAAAAGTTAATTTTATTTTATTCTGCATATGATTCATAGCCGAAATCTTGATTTTATTTTTCCTTAACCAATCAAAAAAGTTTTTCATCCAATCCTCGTCCATCCAGACAGCGATCTTGTTGCTGGTTATCATTACGGGAGCCTTGATAGTGATAGTGCGTCTACCAGACCGAGCCATAATCTACCTGCTCACACTGTCTAGAGATATCTTTTACGAAATAGGCACACATGGGCTTGCGACCATTGGACAACGGCACCGCCAACATCTGGCCAGATTTTATTTTAGGGAAATACCATTTTACCTCAGTATAGATATCAACAATATCTATGGGCATAAATTCTGGTTTGGTACTTGAAAGAGGATTGAATGTAAACGCATCAAATCCTCGGTCATTAAGACTGGTGATTGGTAACACATGCATCTCAGACTGTCCCGCCTCACCTATCAACATTTTCCAATCTAGTGGCATTTTGATCTTGTGATCACCTATTTCTAACACAGCCGCGGGCGCATTAAAACTTTCTAAAAATATTAATGGTATGTAGAAGAAGTCTGGATTGTTAGGATCAGAATTGTCCAACACGGCAAATCTCAATTTCTCATCCACCCATTCTGGGATCTTCTCTAATTTGTATGTCCTGTCATCAAGTGTAAGGATTTTCATAATCTATCTTTTCTATATTATACGGGTAATTGGCCTCTTTGTAAAACTTTTTCCTTGCCCCTAGGTGTCTTTTCGCGAACTTGCAACTGCTGGTAATGTCCCATATCTGTACGCTGTCCTTGTCTTCGGCTTTCCTGATACCTCTTCCTATGCTCTGTATTACCCGGACAAATGACTTGCCTGGTTCTATGAGAACAAGATTAAAAATCCTAGGAATATTAATGCCAACAGCGGCAACTCCATATGTGGCAATGATAACTTTATTTGTCGCAGTAGATATTTCATCATATTGTTCCTTTCTGTCTGTGTTTTTGGTTGCTCCGGACACAAACACAGCGTCCTTGATTTTCTTTTCGAGTATTTCCCCTGCGGATATCCTGTCCACTAGTATCAGTGTGTTGCCCGATGTGGCTATGCTTTGGATAGTCTGTGCCACCCACGTCATCCGTGTTTGGTCTGTCGTGAGCCATTTTAGTTCCTCTCCGTAGGTCTTGAATTGTGGGTGATCCTGCGTCTGTAACACGTTGACATGGCAATTGGCCAACACTCCCTTGTCCTGTAGTTCACTGGCCTGTATCCTATTGGCCACTTCGCCTATGCTACATTTCAATCCCATGAATTCGTAATCCGCCTTTGGCACGGTGCCTGTCAGTCCCCAACGTATGCCACAGTGTGCGAATGGACCGGTCAGCAATCTCTTCAACACGTCGGCTTTGGCCATGTGTACCTCGTCTATGATGATGGTATTGATACCCTGTATGGCCTCGAGGAATTCGGTTGTGTGTTCGTCTTTGCTTTTCTTCTCTAACACATTCAATGATTGCCATGTGGCTATGGTGTTGAATCTACCTAACTCTTTCCTGTCACCGTAGTAAACTCCGACGTCGAGATTACACGCTAAGAAGTCTTCTTCGGTCTGTGTGACTAGACTCTTGTTTGGCACTATGGTCAGTGTCCTTCCGTAAGGTTCCACCAGTTGACACAACGCCGCTGTTATTATGGTCTTACCTGCACCGGTGGCTATCTCCTGTATGCACTGTGGGTTCTCGATGAATTTGTTTATGGTCTCTACTTGATAGTCTCTCAACTGTATGGGTTGTCCCGCACAAGGGTGATTGTCTGGCCATGTGATGTGTGCCAGGTAGTCCTTGTCCACAGCCTTGAATTCATAGTTGTGTTGTTCTCTGTGGTCTTCAAAGTCCACATACACTCCACCGTCCTCCAGTATGGGCAGTATCTGGTCCACGAGGTTTAGGTATGTTGTTCCTCCCAGCCCGAAGAAACTAACCTTGCCATCCCACCTGCCTAGTTTGACGGCTGGCAAATGCCTAGCGTATGGTATCTCATATTTGAACTTGTTGGACAGTCTCTTACGCCACTCGAGGCTGAGGTTCTCGAACTTCACATTTACTTCGTCTTTGATTACTAGTTTGCAACTGCTCATTCTATACCTGTTCTATTATATGATCATGCCAATCCCAACTGCTGGGTTGATGATCACTATAGTACAACTTTTTTGGAAGATTTTCAAGCAATCTTTTCAGGTTGTCGGTACCAGTAGCATAGTATCCGCCGCCCAGTGCTATGAGCGATGCTTTTGGTTTTACCGTGCTCTTAATCAATGCACGTGGTATCCTATTCCTTACAAAAATAATCTTTGTAGTGTCGTCTATAAATTTGAACTGTTTGCTCATTTGGTGTAACTCGTATAGATTCTCAAAGAACTCCCTTGGCTTCTTGTCGTCTATTACTGTTGTCCTTGTACTATAACCTCTGTCCTCTTTCCTGTACACGGGTTCCTTGAGATCGAAACCCCAGGCACACTGTTTCATCATGTCTATTCCGTAGGTTTCGAAGATCTTCAACCAATCCCAGAATTCCCTTATCTCTTTTTCTTCATGCACGTCGCTATGGCATGGCATCAGCAAAGGGAAAGCGTCCAGTTCTATCAATGCTTGAACAACTTCTTTTTTATTATAGGCCAATGAGTTTATCCACAGTTTATGGTAGTCGTGGTGAGCTATACGTCCTGCTAATTTAGAATCGGCGGATACTGATATTCCCCTAGATGAAATAGCAAAGTTCTTTAGACTGTCAACTTGCTGAAGTAAAGGTAGTTTTGAAATATGTGCCTTCCAGTGTTCCGTGAGTGACTCTGGGGCATTGTCTATTATGATCTCGTCTTCTGTCTGTCTAGCAGTGGGTTGTCTGTGTCCCACTATCTGTTTCCTTACTGAATCAAAATCGTCCAATAATTCCGGAGTGACAAATTTGAAATCATAACGCACTGCTATCAGTGTGAGATAGTATGCGGTTACATCGGTGTGTTTGAAAGTCCATTTCTTGTCTTCCCCGGCGTAGAGTGCGTACATGCCCGGTAAGTCACGTTTGTCCTTGAGGCAACGTATCAGTTGTATTATCTTCTTGTCATATGGGAATCTCAGTTCGATCTTGTCTGCGCCGTCGTCATCTGTGTATTTCTCTATGCTTTTGTCAAAACTGATCACCCTAAATTTGTCCTCGTACACAGGATTGTCCAACAAAGATTTAATATCAATTTGGTGCGCTTGAAACTTTGATAGATAGCGTTTCAGTATTACCACCGCCAGTCGCGCCTGTTTTTCTGTCCAAGCGTATTGTGACTCTGCTAGTGATCTCACAGTTTCCCTGTCTTTGGGGTGTGGGTTTATATGGTTCGTACGGTGATCTGGCCAGAAATAATCATTATATGCTAGTATTTTGAGTGCTTCGTTTATGGTTTTTGGCAAATCTGACTGCATTTTGATACCTGGTAATTTAGATAATTATTAGTATATTATAGCACAATTGGTAAAATAGTCAACCATGAAAAAAACGAAAAACAAAACCGTAAACGTGAGGAAACAACTGAAGACCCGGTTGGAGAACACAATTACCAGATACAAGAACACCAAAGGATTCAAGCCTACTCAAGAGCAGTTGTATCATTGGTTTAGAATCTTAAATCGCGGGTTGTTCAACAGTAGATTACCAGCCGTACCGTTGTGTGTTAAGAAATTGCACAAGGACTGGGGCAGGTGCGTGGCCAATTGGGACAACAGGAAAACTCCAAAAGGTAAGTTTGACCAAAGGGTTATACCTTACAATCATGTTAATGTAGAATTTTACATTGAACTGCACTGTAAATTTCCGACTTGGAAGGACTTTGTTGAAACTCTAGCACACGAAATGGTGCATCTATATCAGATGACATGGTTACAAGACCCTTATTCGAATCACAACAAGAATTTTTTCGCTTGGAAGAACAAGTTTAGATTGGCCGGGCTTGACCTATCAAGGTGTTAACACTTTTTCAAATTCTGCATAACTGATCACCTTACTGTTACCTAAGTCAGTGCCTGTCTGCAGATTGTGTAAAAAACTAGGAGGACTGTCATGCACAATCGTGTAGTTCACGTATGGTCTCATCTTTAGCATATCTCTGAATGTCTTTAGCCAGCCTTCAAACACATCATCCGAGTTCCTTTCACCATAACAGTCCGTTCCTTGGTATATGTTATTGAGCTTGTCCTTGCCGTACTCCCTGAAGTCATAACCTAACATGTAGATGTTTTTGTGTCCATGCACACCCGCGGTCCAGAATGCGGCATTGCCTGATATCCAGTGAGGATTGTGTGGTATCAGGTGTAACATGCCCTTGTTCTGTTTCCTGTTGACTTCTAAGGAAGGTGCATAGTGTACAGTTTTCAATCCTACTTCGTCCTCACACATCTTTACAGTGATCTTTGTATCTACCGAAAATATGAAGTCAGGCATGAAATCTCTATAGAGCGCATTACATCCGTATGTCTGTCCTGTTGCCTTCAGTCTATTCAGGTCAAAACCCTTGCGTGATGGTCCATTACCGATACAGTAGGCATTGCCCCGAGGCACGGCCTTGACTTTGTCTTCGTAGTAGGCAGTCTCCTGTATCTTTTTGCCTTGCCTGATTGTGGTTCTTACTATCACAGTCTCGCCCGTGTATGGTGTCCACTCGATTGGTTCTATGACATTCCTCTGTCCTATGTTCACTACTTTCATTTGATGTATTTCTCCTCAAGTCTCTTCTTTATACGAGCCCATGGCAGACCCTCTTCGATCTCGTCCTTGAACCATTCGGTGTATGCAAGTTGGTTGGCCCATGACAATCTGTTGGGCATGGCAGGTGTGTTGATATCTACTAGTTTGGTGTTACCCACATCATGACACAGACTTGATTCTGAAACGAAAACAGGAATACCTTTTATGACTGCTTCCATGGCCGGGTTGGAACTGTGATTGACCACTGCCCATGTCCTTTCTAGTGTTTTTTTAAAATCTGTATCATCATACGTCCTGTAATCCCTTTTGGGCATTCTGATTTTGACATTATTAAACTTATTAGGATCGAACGATATCTGATTCCTTGGATGAGGTCTGACTAATATGGGTCTCGTTGTGTACTTCCTTATTTCCGTGATTTGTTGCACAATCCAATTCTCCATTCTAGGAAGTCCCTTCCATTGTTCTGATGCGTCATGCTGTCCACATATCACAATGATATCGCCGGTGGGGTTCCATGGTTGTAGCTCGTGTTTGAAAAGTGGCCATCTCTTGTCGTCATAC